TCTTCCATTTCGTTGAAAGCTTCAATATATTTTAGCTTCCATTGTAATGCTTTCTTGCCTGTAAAGCCCATAGCAAGTAGTGAAAAACCATCACGGTTCATAAGGTATTCTTTATAATCTTTCCCACGATTTTGATATGTAGTTTCTTGGTAAAATTTGGTGGCGGAATTTTCCGCCGCCAAAATATTATGGATATTTTCTAAAACATCTTTGTGTTGTTTGCCAAAATGGTCTGCTATATCTTTACTAGATACTACGATTTGATTATTTTGAATAACTACTAATTGTTTCATGATTTTAGCTCCTTAGTCTTTAAAGGAACAATGCACTCATGATATAATATTTCATAGAGAACATTGTTCTCCGGTCAAATAGGGTAGTGAAACTTTCCACAGGTGCACTACTCTATTTTTTTATTTTATTATACATAGACCGTATGGACAATCTAACCGCATCAGAACGAGTTGTGTCATTAGCTTTTGCACATTCATCTAACATCATTAAAGTGTCTTTATCAACTCTTATGCGTAGCATTGTGTCTTTCGGATTATCCGTAGGTCTACCCATTTTTGCAGCACTCATTTCATCACCTCACTTTTGTTGCTACATTTATAATATAATTTATGTAGCTACATAAGTCAAATAAACTTTTCTTAAACTAAAATTTGGTGGCTCAATTTTGAGCCGCCAAAATTTAGTGTCACAATTTTGTTCCTCTAACCTTTCACGATAAAAAGAGCCACCGCATCATCTGTGCAGTGGCTTTAACTTTTATTATTTATTATCTCTTATCCTTAACTGGAAATACGGAATGATCCTTATCATACCATAGCGGGAAAAACGTTCCATTTGATACATATCCAACTAATCTCTTTTTACTAGCTAATCGTAACGAGAACACTTGTTCAAAATTTCTCATGTATCCATCTTTGATATATTTCTCTTGATAGTCTTTTGGCAATTTAATAGCTGGAATATAGTGGCTATTACTCCCACCATTTTTACGTTTTCCACCAGATGCAGATTTTACTTCAGACCATGTTTGTGTAGAATAGTCCTCTAGTTTATGAATAATATTAGTAATAACATCATTCCCACCTAACTCACACCAGCATTTATGTTCACTGTAATATGATTTAAAAGACCATTTAAATAACTCTGTATCAAAATTACGTATTTTAGAGATTGGTTTTTCAGAACTCTTTATTATCTCTCTACCTTTTTTATTTGCCATATTACCAATTTCCTTGATAATACTCTTCCATGGATTCTTTAGTAATAATAGTATCGCAATGTGCACCAGCTGGTAATCCACCTCTAGCATCTACCCAAGGTGCTTCCGAATGTGTCATTTGGCTTAAATCATATCCAGATACATCTTTAAGACTATTACAAACTGCATTTATAGTAGCTTTATGATCATCACATATTCTGTTAACATCTGGTTCATAACTTTCTAAAAACTCTGAACCCTCAATCATGAACATACCTTTATGCGTTTGAAATAGCTTTCTACAAACTGGACCTTTAGGCCATGCTTCGAAATCATCTTCAAAGATAGGAACATCATCCCACACTAATGCCATTGCTTGCGAATAGAAAGCTAACTTCTGTAGCTTCATTGCTGACATTGGTCCAAAGTTATCAATTATGTATTTTGCAACATCATAGATAGTACTTTGTTGTCCTTTTCCTTTCATAATATTTGCCTCCTTAACATCACAACCTTTGTTAAGATTAGTTTATAATCCTTTCATTAATCATACATGAAGAAATGATGAAAAGGCAAATCTTTATTTATGCTTCTTTACCATACAGTCTTTCCATCCCTTGCCTTGTTACAAGCCAGTTCTTACCCGATTTCTTAAACTCGCCTTCTTTAAATCCATTCTTTACACGACCTCTACAATTCTGTTTCAATGAGTCAGCAGTAACATTCCAGCGCTCTGCAGCCTCTTGTGTGGTCATAATATCATCTAGTTCAAATTTCAATTTTATCACCCTCTAACTAAACGTTTAATTGCTAGTATCAAAACAATAATAGTTACTATATTAATCAGCCATTCTAAATATTGCATAATTCACCTCGTTGATTTACAATGATGTTGAAAAGGTGGCGGGGCTTTCACCCGCCGGCTTTTTACTACTCCTTGCTAACAAGTTTCAGTATTGCTAGTGCCAGTACCAGTGGCGTTAACGCATTCGCTAAACTTGTTAGCTTTTCTATTATGTCCACTTTTATCACCTCCTTACATTTTTATTATACCCTATATCGTGTATAAAGGCAAGTATTTATTTTGATTTTTACAAATAAAAATAGAGCCTACCAACCTAGATATTTTCTAAGTTAGTAGGCTCTTTTATTTATATTTGCGTGTATCCACCATTACACGCTATGGAGATGTATGGATCACCTCTCATTCATCGATGAATTACTACTCCAATGATTGCCCCCGCTCCTACCATCTGAGATAGGTTGCGCTGCATCCGTAGTCGTTTGATTGTTCTCTTGTCGTTGTCGATTTGTCCTTTCAATTCGGTCAAAGAGTTCTGCATTTCGTTCAAGGTAACTTCTTGCTTCACTAAGTCCGCTTTGGCTTTGTTCAATTCGTTCTCTAATTTGGTGATTGTATTGTGTGCTTCGTTCAATTCTTGTCGCTGCTTCACGGCTAAGTTCTGCACCTCGTTCAATGGAACGTTGGATACTTCGATTAAGCTCAGTGCTTTCTCGTTGTTTTTCTTGAGCTCGTTCCACTGCGTTAAGGGTACGCTGATAGTCGGTTCTGCTTGGCTGATAGAAGATATATCCGATGCAAAGGCAGATGAGGACCCCAATACCACCGATAATAATATAGCGGTAAGTAGTGTTATCAAATAATACTTTGATTTTGTCATACATTATACCCCTCCTGCATAGTCAGTAATTCCCCTAGCAATGGCACGTACGATAGTGTCTAAATCATTAGTTAGCATAGCATGGTCATCTTCGTTATCAATGAATGCCATTTCAACTAATACTGCAGTTGCATCTGTACCATTTAGCACCCAAAGGTCATCACGTTTTTTAATACCACGATCAACTGTATTAATGCTACGGATAATTTGACTTTGAATATCGTTCGCCAATCGTTGCCCATTAAAAGACTTGTACAAGGTTTCTGTACCTCTAGCTTGCGTGTTAAAAGCATTACAATGAAGTGATACAAAGATATCTGCCCCCCAAGCATCAGATTCAGAACATACGAGACCTAAATCATCATCTTGTAGAGTACGAACTTCGCATCCTGCTGTTTCAAGATAGCGTGCCAACATCTTGCCTGCATCACGAGCTACATCGCATTCACGAGTACCATGTACAGGATTGACTGCACCACTATCTAAGTTAATATCATGTCCGGGATTAATAAATATCTTCATCGTTTATCCTCCTTTTCTAATTGGTCTGGAATACCGTTACCGTTTTTATCTATCCAAAGTGCAAGAAAACCAACAAGGGCCGTTAGAACAGAAGGGATAAATATATGATCTATGATATTAAGCCCTACATTAATCAGCTTGTTCGCCTCGTCAGATACGTACCCGCTAACAAATGACATAACATACTGAGTTATTACCAATAAAATAGGCACTAGCATAATAAATACTAGCGCCCGTGTAGCGAATATACCTGTAGGGTGGAAGTTGCCCACCCTTACAGATTGATATGATTTTTTAATTGTATTGATGAGATTTGGCGGTATGTTCATGTAGCTCCTCCTTTATATCATCAACACGTACTTCTAAGGCTTCAACTTTTGCTGATAATAATACTTGCTTGCTTTCCGCTTTAATCCGTTCTGCACGTGATAATTTGATTTCATCCTTCAAATCTTTTAGCGTATCAGTTAGCACGCCCCATTTTTCTTGAAAAATAAGATTATCTTGCATCCGTTGTGAGTCTAATTGTTGTAATAACGGAATAATCAACAATCTATATCCTGCCCCAGCAACTATACCCACTATCGTAAGCGTGGTTAAAATGTCATTCAATTCAAATTGCCATGTCCACATTTATTACCCCTTTCTCCAGTACCCTATAATATCAATAATATAACGATTGTTCGCCGGTACGCCCCAGCCCTTAATTATACGGCTATTTCGTTCAACATAAATGCTATTGTTATTTACATCAACGCTTCGTTCTATTAGCCTTACTGCGACTGGTGCATTCGGTGGGAGCGATGCGACCATATTGCCATTACCGGAAGGGGTTTTCAATTTAAAATCAAAATGCAAGTACCCCCAACCTGTTAACGGGTCGAACGCTAAGTAACCTCTATCAGCACCAGGATTACTGGCTATAGCGTTTCCCCAAACAACTTCATATATTTCGACTGGTTGAGAAGTCGCTTGTCCACCACCGCTTCCAGGGTCGCCCTTAGGGCCTTTTAAAGCCAGTAATTGTTCCGCCGTGAAATCAGAGTATTTGAACGGCTCGCCTTTATC